GTCTTACTTGGGCAACTTGTTCGTCACCTCTAACTGCAACTGCTGGGATAGAAAGCACTTTGATTAAATGTTTTACAAGACCATCCATGTCCACATAATCCATTACACTTGGGTCAATCTGCGATAATGGCTGTGTTAGTTCAACCATACGCAGTAGACTTTGTACATCTGTTGACCTTTGTGCTTTTGCTAGTGGGCTTACATATTCTATTTCAATATCACCATCACGCAAAAACTCTGGTGCTTCATCGAACATTTTATTTTTAGAAAGAATATTATAGCATCTAGTTATTAATGGCTGTAACAATTCAGCTTGCAATCTGCCGAGGACTGGGCCGAGTATTCGCATTTTTTCTTCTGTTCGTTGCAACACTTCTGTTGCAGTCATTGCAGGACTGGAAGCTAAAATTAATTGGTCAACGTAAAAAGCAGATTGTATTGCTTTACGTCTTTGGTCTTCCATATTTAGACCTAATGGATTGTTTGCCCCTATATTTAGTGGCTCTAATCTATCTCTTGTGCCACTTCGATAGAAGTTTAGACCACCGCGCACTGTGCGTATTGGCAACATAAAGCCGTCATCTGGCACAAGCAATGATGGGTCAACCTGCTTTTGAGCCGCTTTGATTGTGGTTTGTGACATTGCAGATAGCATCTGTATGTCGGGAAGGGCTACCATTGCAACACTTCTGCCGTAGCCTATTTCAAAACTACTTTTTAAAAAGCGTGGTGACATGTAAGGGAAATCGTCAAAGCCACTTTCTGATAATGTCTTCTGTTCGTCTGCGTCAAAATAAACTGACGCTATTGGTTTGTTCTCTGCACTTAGTTTTGTTTTGTCGTATTCATCTCTTTTAAAAACTGCGTGGCAAATTGTGACAAATTCAAAGGGGCTTTCTTCTGCCTTCTTTAACATTTTTTGTGGTACGTTATTTTTACCAAATCTATTAATAGCACTTCTGGCTGGCATTTTAAATTCACGATAAACTGTGTCTACTCTGCCATGTTCGTTTTCTGATAAATAACATTCGCTGATATGTCTTGTGGAAAACCTTAACATAAAGTCATCGTCTTCTTCGACCATCATTACAGCAGTGCCAAAAACAACTAGGTCATGATACAGTTCGTGTATCTGTTCTTGAAAGTTAGACCTAGCAAAAGCACGATACAAAACTTTTTCTGCACTTTGTAACCATTCGTTTGCTTCATCGTTCCCATCCAATTCACGATTAGTGAAACGTAAAGAAAACCAAGCTGTGCTAGGATTGGTCAACATGCCATGCAAAGAAGCTGACAGAAGTTCTGCACTGTGCATTGCTGTACTATCAAAACTTCTTTCTACTCTTTTTTCGCCTTGTGACCTTTTCTTTGTAATGTCTGCTTTTCTTGGAACAACAAAGTCAGCCAAATCCTGCCAGTGTTTTTCCCAAGTAGACCTTTGGTTTTTTAAGTGCCCCAATCTTTGTGACAGCAAAATTGCTAAATCATCTTTTTCTTTTGCCATCTACTAACTCCCTAGTAGGGTTTTCTTTGTGCTGTCTGGTCTGCCCAGTATTCCCCTTCTGTTTGACTGCAATGTTTTTGTTCTTCGTACTAATGCACCACCAGCTTCAACGTCACCACCAGCCGCTTTTGGCTTTCTAACTTTTGTTAGTTGCTCTTGTGGGTTTCTGTTTACAGCTTGTGCAAACTGCGTGACTTCTGCTTTTGTTTGTGTCATTGGTGCTGTTGCTGGTTTAGCTGACCCTAACGCTGACACTGCACCACCATCATCGTTGTCGCCACTATCAAAGGGGTCTTTGTAATTACCTTTGCTGTCAAAGTTTGCTGGGTTGTATTGTGATTGACCACTGTAGACAGTGCCCCCAAACAATCCTTGATGTTGAACGCCAACCAAATCTTTTGCTGACATGTTTTCGTTATAACCTACAGAAATCTGTGGTACGCCATTCTTTGTACCAGTCGAATAAACTGGAACGCCACCACCTCTTAGGGCTTTCGCCATATTGTTTGTAGACATACCAGCCATAAAATTCATTGCACCAGTTACTGGTGTCGGGACTCCAAACGGCCCCGTGTACTGGTTAGCCGCTCTGTTGGCTTGTATCTGGTCTGCTAAAATTTCGCCACTTGTCCTAGTGTCAACTGGGTTTCCAGTAATGTCGCCAGTTGCACCCTTCTTACCTTTTGTCCCAGTGTTAAGACCTTTGCTTTTACTCTTAGCAAGTATTTCGTCTTGCTGTTCGTTGCCAGTTGTTTCACTTGCCATGATAGCCCCCTATTTTGTTTTACCATTTGTTAGAAAATTTTGCATACGTTTAATGTCTGCTGTTGACATAAGGGAAGCATAAGACACTGGTGCGTCATCCATTACGCCTTTCGGCCCAGTTAAAATTGTATCTTCTGTTGCCACACGCTTTCTATCTTTCCCACGCTTTTCGATTTCACTGGTTGCAGTGGCAGTGATAGGTTTGATAGGCGTAGCTGGTGGGGGTGGGGGTACTTTTATTTCTGGTGATTGTACTGTCACATCTGGTTTTAAAAAACTCATAAATATACTCCTTCTAGTTCTCCCTGCCCTTGCGTGTTGAATGGGTCATATGTGCTTTGTGCGATTTTTTGTGGGGCTTTTTCTTCCCAGCTTTTTGTTTCTTTGATGCCAGTGGCAAGGTATCTGAACGCATCTGCCCCATGACTTGACCAGTCGTGGACTGGCTTTTTGTGAAACGTCCGAAGCCTTTCGTTATAAGCCCTATGATATTGTCGTAAACATTCAAGCAATGGTTTGCAATTATCTTTATCAAACCAACACCTTTTGAGTAGCATTTGCCCAGCATGTATTCCATCCTCTATTGGCAGTTTAGGAACTACACGAAAATTAATACCCAAGTCCCACGCAGTTTCCCTTCTGCTCTTTCCAGTTCCCAGTTCCCTAACATCAATATCGTGTGGGGCGTAATGGTAACCATATAAATAATTTTTACTTTGCAATATTTTTATATAAAAATCAAGACCTTCCCCCCTTGCTTCAAAGTAATCTATGATGTGTATAGCCCTACCAACGCTTTGAGCAAAGATAATTGCTGTGCTGTCACCTATACCTAAATCCCAGAAAGTGTCCACTTTGTAGCTTTTGTCGTAAGGTACTTTTGTTATTTTTCCTTCTTCCATACATTCGCTAAGATATTTACCATAGATAGCACCAGCAACATTAGCAACCCAGCTACATTCAAATTCTTGGTCGTACTGGTCTTTGGTCATCATGTTCTTTGATGCAGTTAGTTCTTCGTCATCAAGTATATTTGTTTCGCTTGCTTTAAAAGTTTTTGTGTACCAGTCATCAGTAGCTTTCGCATTTTCATATAATTCATAAAAACTATTTTGTCCTCTGGGTGTTCCAATAAACAGTGCACCCCCTTTTCTATCAGCCAAAGCGGGGCGTATTACCTCTGGAAACAAACTCTCTGGCATGTCAGCCGATTCATCCAAAACACAATAGTCCAAATAAATACCACGAAGGCTACTAGGATTTTCTGCACCAAGTAACTGTATCCTGCCACCATTGGGTAAATCGCAACGCAGTTCGGTTTCGTGAAAGCGTACCATAGGTATTTTTTCTGCGAACACTTTTAAATAATCAAATGCGATACGTTTGGCTTGTGTAAATGTTGGGGCGATATATGCAACTCTTGGATTAGGTTTGTCGCATAATACTGCGTGACGTAGCAGGTGGTTTATCGCCATCACTGTTTTTCCAAATCTTCTGTGGCATACAACTACTGCCCACCTATGTTTATCCAAAGCATCGTGTAGTTCAGCTTGTAAGGGGCGTGGAGTGTATGGAATTTCTATTTGCATGGCATACCCACAGAGAGAATGGCAGACACTCTTGAAAGTCTATTATACGTCAGTAGCGGGGCGACCACTTTTGGGGGGTATGGGGGGTCTTCGATTTTGCCAGAAAAAGTGCTTCGCTGTGTCGTTTTTAGATTATTTTTGCTGTCGCCAGAAGCTAAGTCATTGTTTTTATTGAATAAGCATTGTCGCATAATATCTATTATGTAACTTTGCGAATGATTGTGCCTATCGTTATCATTGTCATCCTCGTGTGCGTGATTACTGCCAAAGCCAGACACTCTACACAGCTTTGAATAAAGTTTATCCTTCCACATCAATGACTTAGTGTTGTTCAACTGTTGCATTTCCCCATGTCAAAGTGATACTTCCTGCACCATTATTAGCATCTTCTGGCTTGTTTCGTAGCCCAGAAGGTTGCATTTGTCTAATATGTTTGTCTTTATGGTCAGCTTCTAAACGTCTACGCTGTACTTCAGCCATAGCCAACTTAGGGTCTGCTGGCAATGGTTGCTCTACTAAGTCAATAATAGCATCACGCATTGCTTCACATTGTAAAGTTCTTGCTGTTCTGTACTGTTCGTAAGCATCTTCGTCTTCCTTCACATGTCGAAGAAAGGTACGCCAACTAGGTAAGTTATTATCATTGTCACAAATACTGGTAAGCGACTTGCCATCGCATAAAGCATCACAGATAGCTGTCATCTGTGTCTTAGTTACTCTTGGTCTTTTTGCCATACAAAGCCCTTTCAAAAAGAAAAGGCAACTAAGGGGAGGATTACAAAATGAATTTTAAGGCAAAATTTATTTAACCTATCGTCACCTTTTCGCTATCAAGGTAACTTATCTTTCAATTTTTTTCAAATGGTTTTCTAGTTCTCTTAATTTTTGCATCTTTTCGTATGGGCTAAGTTTATCAATAGCTATCATAAGTTCTTTAAATCTATCCCAGCTATATCGTGGTTGTAGCTTCTTTAAAACCCTACGCTGTAGTTCTGCTACTGGGTCACGCTTTGACCTTTCCACAGCTTGTTTAAACTTGTAATTCGTATTCTTAGCAGTGCTCTTTAATATGTAATTAAGTTTATGAAGGTTTATTGCAGTGCTATTAGCATTGCTATCACTGCCTTGCTTTGCATTGCTTTGCTCTGCATTGCTTGTCGTGCAAGCACGATTATATTTGTCGTCTTCCATCTGTCAAGACCTTTTTCAAAAAGTTATCCACATCTGGCAAAGTGTAACATACAGCGTAATAACAACCTAAGTTTTCCAGTTGCTTTTGAACGTCAAGCTGGCTTGCAGTCTGCTTGTTTTTGCCAGCCTTCAGTTCAATAAATATCGTTGGCTTGTTAGCTACCCAAATAGCCAAGTCTGGAAACCCTGCCTTAAAACCCATTTTTTTTAATTTTAATTTAAATGCTACATGTCGCTTACCTTCATTTGGTGAATGATGGAAGAAGCTGTTGCTGGGCA